TGGTACTCAACTTCGCCAAGTAATGGGCGACCCGAGAATTACTGAACGGGCTAAAAAGGAAATCTTTACAAAAGTATATGGTAGATTTAATCCTGAAATATTTAAGAAAATTGTTAAAACAACGACGGAATCGGAAGAGGCTCGTCAATTAACTGCACAATATGGTGATAGTGGTAAGAAAAGAAAAGCTAAAAAGGTAGCTAAAAAGACAGCACCAAAAAAGACGGCACCAAAGAAACCAGATGCACAGCAAATGCAAAGCGCTCGAGATGTTTTACGTCAACGCATAAAAAATCCAAAAACAGGCCGTAGTGTTTTTGTAGCCACTGCGTTAGGATATGAAGATGGTGACCCAACGCGTAAAAAAGCGGAAAAATTAGTACGTCAAGCAATTGCAAATGCCAAAAAGAAAAAGTAAGGTAAATTTTTAGACTATGTATATTAGTACGTTACCCAAATGAGGTTATTATGAGCGATCCAATTAATGATGTAAGACGAAAACTCAATGAAGTGTTAAATAAACAAGATCAACGATTGGTTTTTGGATGGAAGCCCGGCGCAGAACCTGCTAGAAAGGAAGGTGAAACGTGGGAAGATGTAGATGGCCGTAAATGGACGGTTAAAAATGGAGTTAAACAATCTATATCTAAACTAGAAACAGCAAAAACACCATGGTGGTGTCCAAAATGCAATAAAGTTATGAATCATAAGATAGATGACAAGTTTTGGAGAATTCGAGGACATTGTTTTGATTGTAACGTTAAAGAAGAAACAGAACTTCGTCGCCAAGGTAAGTGGAAAGAGTACGAAGAACAGAAACTACGAGCCAACTTTCTATCCGAAATGAAAGACACGTTACAAAAGCTACAGGATCTTCGAGAAAATCTGTCAACACCAGAAGTAATTCATTTTGATGAACACGAAAAACGAGTTATGATGGTAGAAAAGTGGGATGTAGATATTAATAAAGTTAAAAATGACTTAGATGTTGATATTGAAAAGGTAAAGAAAATAATAGCTAAGGCTGAGATTGGAGATTTCACCGATGAAGATACTGAATGAAGTAATTAGATTTGGTAAAGCGTTTGGTCAGCTAACACAAGTGAGTCAAATTGCTGTTGCCGTGATATTAATAGTGGTGGCATTCTCTGTTGGTAACTGTAATGGTAAAACTGAACTAGATTCGTTCCTAGTAGAATACCAAGAATTACAGAATACCGCGAAGAAAACCACAGCATATGCAGATTCATTACAAAACGAAGTTACGCAACTTGCAGATAGTGCAAAACGTCAAGATGATAAGATTAAAAAATTAACTATTAGTATTTCGTTTAGAGAACAACAAAAAGTAGCACAAGTACGACAACTCGCTCAACTTGAAAGTAGAGTTGAAGCAGCTAAAACAGATTCTAATCTAGTAGTTGTTGTGGCTACACAAGACACCGTAATTACAAACTTAAAGGAACAAGTAACAACTACGGAAGCAATCGTCGTTGATCAAAAGCAAGTCATTCAAGCACAGGCAACACAAGTGTTAGCATTAAATCAAGCGTTAACATTATCGACGATGCGGGGAGACAGTCTCCAGACCGTTTTATCATCATTACCAAAAGCTCCGTCTAATCCAAATAAATTTTTCTTTGGACTAATACCTAAACCAAATAGAACTACAATTGCTATTGTATCATTAGCCGCCGGAGTTGTTGTTGGAAGTCAAATAGGTAAGTAATATATGAGTACAAACATAAAAGATATTATCAAGGCAGAATTTAAAAAGTGTGCTAAAAACCCCGATTACTTTCTGAGTAGATATTCTTACATTCAGCACCCGATTCGTGGTCGGGTGTTGTTTGATTTATACGGATACCAGAAAACAACATTAAATGATTTTGAAGGACATGATTATAATATCGTTCTTAAAGGTCGTCAGATTGGTATTTCTACGTTAGTTGCAGGATATGCATTATGGTTGATGCTGTTTCATAACGATAAAAACATACTAGTCATTGCAACTAAACAAGATACTGCAAAAAACCTTGTTACAAAGGTCCGATACATGCACGCCAATCTTCCAGTATGGTTGCGTGGTAATTGTGTTGAAGATAACAAATTGTCAATGAGGTTTTCGAACGGGTCACAGATTAAGGCAGTAGCTTCCTCGCCAGACGCTGGACGTTCTGAAGCATTGTCTCTTCTTATCCTTGACGAATGTGCGTTTATCGATGATGCTGACCTTATCTGGACAGCAGCATCTAGTACATTATCTACGGGTGGTAAAGCAATCCTACTGTCTACCCCAAACGGTATGGGTAATTTCTTCCACAAGATGTGGCAGCAAGCAGAAACTAAAGCTAACAACTTTAATCAGATTCTATTAGATTGGAGAGTTCATCCTGAACGTGACCAAGCATGGCGTGACCGTCAAACGGAATTGATGGGAGAAATGCAAGCATCTCAAGAACACGATGCATCGTTCATCTTCTCTGGTAACACAGTTATCAATCCAGAAATTATTGAATTCTATCGCAAAACGCATATTAAGGAACCAATATCTAAACAAGGATTTGATGGAAACTTGTGGGTGTGGGAATATCCTATATCTGGTAAAACTTATATAGTGGCAGCTGACGTTGCCCGAGGGGACGGCGAAGACTATTCGGCCTTGCACGTAATAGATGCGGAACGATGTGTTCAAGTGGCAGAGTATAAGGGCAAATTACCTACAAAAGATTTTGGTAATTTGATGATGAACGTAGCTACAGAATACAATGACGCTTTATTAATACCCGATAATTCATCGATTGGGTGGGCGGCAATTCAACAAGTAATTGATAGAGGATATCGAAATCTGTTTTATATGTCATCCGATATGCATTACGTCGATGTGGAACATCAGATTACTAATCGCAAATATATTGCGGAAAAGAATATGAAGCCGGGATTTACGGTTTCTATGAGAACCCGTCCACTTGTTATAGCTAAAATAGATGAATATTTAAGAGAAAATTCAATAATCGTACAATCTTCGAGGATTCTATCCGAGTTGGAAACGTTTATTTGGAAAAACGGACGTGCGGAGGCATTGCAGGGGTATAATGATGACTTGGTATTTGCTCTTGGTATCGGATTGTGGGTTCGAGATACCGCTTTGAAACTCCGTCAACAAGGCATAGAATTAACAAAGTTAGCTTTAGAAAAAACAACGGTTTCCAATACGCCGGTTATGGTCAATAATAATAGATTTATAAATCCGTATCAAATGCCGGTCGGGGATAATAAAGTCGAAGATATTCGATGGTTGATTGGTTAGAAATTAGTAGATAATGCGGATTTGTCTTATATTTATAGAATGACATCGTTTTTGAGACACATATGAAAATTAGTGAGTTAAGAGAACTGATTCGAGCTGAGATACATAACGTTATACAGGTACAAGAAAAATCTGTTCCACAGCCATATAACAGAAACTCTGCACGTGATATGACAGCAGATCAAATCAAGCGTAGAGATACGGTAGGAAAAAAAATGTTATCTAAGAAAGAAGCTGTCAAGTACTTTCAAGATAACTTCGGTGACGAGTGGGAAGATTACTTATGGGCAACCGCAACTAACATCGCCATAGATGGTGGAGAATAATATGATTCGTTTAATGGGTTTAGTAGATTTTGGTAAGTCATTTCAAAATGAAGCAGAACTTACCGATAAACAAAAGCAACTTGATGTCGATAAAGATGGCGAGATTGAAGGAAGTGATTTAGCAAAACTCCGTAAGGACGAAACTCACGGCGGTGATCACGAAGTTTCAATGGCACAAGGCCTATTAGACGATATTATTCGTAGTGCAACCGAACTTAAGGCAAAGATGGGTGAAGGAGAAAAGGATATTCCGGCATGGATTCAAGACCATATTTCTCAAGCACAAAATTTCATCAATCAAGCATCAACCAACTATCACGAATACCAGGCTCCAGCACCAGAAGCACCGATGCCGCCGGTGGCAGAAAAGCACCGGAAGGTTGGGGAAGGTACGGTCAAGGCAATGAAAGACGAGCCGGGAATTGACAACCCGTGGGCACTTGCACATTGGATGAAGAACAAGGGATATAAGTCACACAAAGGACAATAAAATGCATAATTCGTTTGACTTTGGTAAATTTGAAAAACAATTACTAGAAGCACTACAACGAAACGAGAAATTTATTAAAATTCTCGCAGAAGAAGAAACTGCCGCTGAAAAAGCTAAAAAGATGGGATTGACTAGTATGGGGTTTGGTCGTTGGGGTAAAGACGATAAAGTAACCCATAAAACTTCTGATGGTAAATTAGAACCTATTAAAGCCGGTGAAGAAGAAAAAGACCAAGACAAAAAAGAAAAATCAGCAGATACAAAATCAGATACAAAAACTAAAGAACCAGAAAAGAAAGCTGCTGATAAAAAGCCGGAACAAAAAAAGAGTGAAGAAGAAAAAGCAAATCCTGAAGCAGAACGTCTTCGTAGTATAATGCCTGGTATGACTAAAATTGGTCGCCCACTATCAACAGTTCCACCAGAACAACTAAAGCAAGTATCGACAAGAATTAAAGATTTAGCCGATCGTGTGAATAAAGCAAAAGCAGCTGGTGAGGCGGCAGAAGATTTTGATTTATGTCAAATTTCTATTCCTGGTACCAACCTATACTGCGGTGACCATAAAGGTATCGATCGTGTAGATATGCCCCAATTTAAGGGAACTCCTCGTCCTGGTTCTGATGCTGATAAACTTGCAAAAGATCCAAAATCCGGCGAAGTAGACACAGAAGCAATGTTCCGTGATATGCTAGAAAAACAAGGTATTAAGGTATCGGAACCAGAAGCAGTTCCGCCGGAATCATTAAAAGCAACTCAAAGAAATATGCAAGGAACAAAAGTTGCCGGTATGGCCGCAGCTTTAGCAGAAAATCCAGAACACCCCGCAATTACCGCTCCAATTTATGTCAGTCGTGATGGATATGTTCTCGACGGACATCATCGATGGGCGGCAATTGTTGCACATAACGCAGGAAATCCTGATAAACCAATTCCAATGCGAGTTCGTGTTATTGACGATGGAATTGAGTCGTTGGTACAACGTTCTAATAAATTTGCAGATGACATTGGTATTGAACGCAAATCGGCACCTGGTGGTAGTTCTAAGCCAAAAGAAGAACCCAAAAAAGGATTTACGCGTCGAATGTTGGATAGAGTTAAATCGTGGGGTAAAAAGCAAAAAGAAGAAGCCAAGGCATTTTTTGAAGAAGAATTACACAAAGGTAAAACACCAGAACGCCGTTCTTTAGTTCAAAAAACCCGTGATAAAGTAAAGGGTGCATTAAAAGATGTTAAACACGAACTTAAACACGAAGCGGCAGTATTTCGTGACGCTGGTCGTGGACTTCAAGGATTCTTCCGTGGTAAAGGGCCAAACGAACGTGAAAAGAAAGCAATGAAATCTGTTGCAACAAAAGTAGTTATGACTGCTGTAGTTGCCACGGGTCTTGGAGCTGCAGCAGGTGGAGCGGCTGCACTTGGTAAGGCTGTCTTAATTGAATTTATTCCACACGTTGTTGGTGAAAGTATCTTAAAGGGTGCGGGACGTGCGGCATTGTTCGCTGGTCCAGAAGATCAAACTGATGACGCAATGATGGAAAAGTTTATTGAGTTAGTATTAAAGAATATGGAAGAAATGGATATTCCAGACGAAGTAATAGAAAAAGCATTTATGAAATATAAAGGAGAAGAGTGATGGAAGAAATAGCAAAATTTATCGCAACCTTGATGGCTAGTCGTAATCAAGCACACGTGTTTCACCTACAGACTACATCATTTGCCGCTCACAAAGCATTAGATGATTACTATTCTGGAATAGTTGATCTTATTGATTCATATGCAGAATTTGCACAAGGTCGTTATGGAATTATTACTGGATATTCTGCAACCAGTATGGCATTAATTGAAGATGGTAATTCTCTTAAATACTTTATGGGCTTACAAAAGTTTGTAGACAGTATTCGTCAAACATTACCACAAGACGGAGAACTCAACAATACCGTTGATGAAATTTCTGGACTTATTTCATCAACCGTATATAAGTTGAAGTTTTTAAAATAATGGCTAACTTAGATAACGATATGTTCAACGCACAATTTCCCGTTGACGAAAAACAAGGTCCATGTTGGAAAGGATATAAGCAAGTTGGAATGAAGATGAAAAATGGGAAGGAAGTTCCAAATTGTGTTCCTATTGACGAAATATTGGACGAAAAAGAAGGACCGTGCTGGGATGGATATGAAATGGTCGGAATGAAAATGAAAGACGGTCGTGAAGTTCCTAACTGCGTTCCTGTCAATGAAAATGAAATTTATGAATTTTGCTCAGCATGTCTAGTAGAATATATTAAAGAACATGCTAACTTGATGATGGAAGCAGAATATCAAGGTCGTAAAGTTAAACTTGGAAAGCCAATGCAAGGTGATGTTAAGAAGTTTAAGGTATATGTCAAAGACCCAAAGACGGGAAATGTCAAAAAAGTTAATTTTGGTGACAAGTCAATGAGAATTAAAAAATCCAACCCAGGCCGCCGCAAGAATTTTCGAGCACGTCATAATTGCGATAGTCCAGGTCCACGAACAAAAGCAAGATACTGGAGTTGTCGTAAGTGGTAATTCGTCTCCGTGATTTATTGTCCGAAGCAGACACAAAAAAAGACACTCGGTATGTGAGCGGGGATACTTATATTAGTAAGGAAGAAGCAAAACGTATCTATGATAAGATGCGATATGACTTTGACTTTAACGAGTTTTTGTTGGGCATGAACACCGAATTAGAGCATCAAGACGTTACTAAAGGTAATATTGTCAAGACCGCAAAGATCGCCGCCGCCCACTTAAAAGAGAAGCCAAATTATTATACGTTATTAAAAAAGTACATTGAACCAAAGAATGAAGATATAGGTGGAATTGCAGGACCAGCTCCAAATGCACCGGGCTTAGTAGGACCAGGTGGTTATATAAAAGGAGCACCAAAACCTAAAGATGTTAAAAAAACACGAAAGATGTTAGATTTGGAGAAACGCAATGACAATTAGATTAAAAGATATAGTGTTGGAAAATACACAAAACCGAGTTAACTTACTAAAGCTTGATGCAATTATGGAAAAGTTGACTCCAGAACTTACTAAAGCACAAAACACTAAGATTACCGAACTATGTGCACAAGTACACGAAATGGTCGATGCACTTAACAAACTCCCATATACAATCTTTAACCATCAAGAATGGAACGTGTTACGCCTTGGTTTAATGGGTAAGCTTGTTGAAGTTAAGGCTGAAGCAGAAAAGCTTATGGGAGAGGGTAAAGTTGATGTAGCACATTTTATAAAAGAACTTGACGAACTAATCGTCAGTTAATAAGTGAGGTTTTATGGCAGATAATAGTATTTACGCTAGACTAAAACGTTTATTTTCCACCAACACCGTTGTACGAAATGTTGGCGGAAAACGTCTTAAAGTAGCAGACACCGATCAAATTCAATCATTTATCAACCGAAGAGGTGTTGATAGATATAGCCGCGTATACCAATCCGGAACGGGTGGTTATGGCTCACACTATGGTCGAATGGAAACAGCAGCCGCATTTCAAGGCGCTCGTCTCCAGCTCTTCCGTGATTATGATATGATGGATAATGATCCTATTATCGCCTCTGTCCTAGACATTTATGCAGACGAATCAACAGTCAAAGATGAATTCAATAGAATTTTAAATATTAAGACTGATAATACACGCATACAAGAAATTCTTGATAACTTGTTCTATGACATTCTTAACGTAGAATTTAATCTTTGGCCATGGATTCGCAATATGGCAAAATACGGAGATTTCTTTCTATACTTAGACATTGATCCAGATTACGGAGTGGTCAATGCAATTCCATTATCAATCTACGAAACACTTCGAATTGAAGGGGATAATCCAGAGAATCCATTCTCAGTACGTTTTACAATTCAAAACGACTTTTTAGGATTAGGTAAGAAGGAATTTGACAATTATGAAATTGCTCATTTCCGTTTACTCTCAGACACTAACTTCCTACCATATGGTAAGGCGATGATTGAAGGCGGCCGCCGTGTCTGGAAACAATTACAATTGATGGAAGACGCAATGTTAATTCATCGTATCATGCGTGCACCAGACAAGAGAAAGTTTAAAATTGATATTGGTAATATTCCGCCGGCTGAAGTAGAAAACTTTATGCAACGTATTATCGATAGAACTAAAAAATCGCCACTTATTGATCCAAAGACGGGTGACTACAATCTTCGTTATAACATGATGAACATTACAGAAGATTTTTATCTCCCAGTTCGAGGAAAAGACTCTGGTACAGAAATTGATTCGCTGTCTGGACTACAATTCAATGCGATTGAAGATATCGAATATCTCCGCAATAAACTTTTAGCGGCATTCAAGGTACCGAAATCGTTCATCGGATATGAAGAAGATGTCAACGGTAAAGCAACAT